GTTAACTTCCAGCTCAATGCTGACGGCACCAAGGTCCGTAATAAATGTGCTGACGTGGTGCGCAGCATCACCGAGAACCTGCGCGGTGAATTCATGACCGGCGTGCGTTGCCTGTGCTCGCCCAGCTTCTTTGCCAAGCTCACCGAGCACGCCAATGTCGTCAAGGCCTACGAGAACTATGCCCAGGGCGCCATGCTGCGTGACGATGTGCGCAACGGATTTGCCTTTGGCGGCATCGTCTTTGAGGAGTATGTCGGCAAGGCGAGCTATCTCGATGGAGCTGGCACCAACCAGACGCGTGACTTCATCGCCGATGGCGAAGCCCATGCCTTCCCGCTGGGGACGGTAGACACCTTTGCAACCTACTTTGCACCGGCTGACTTCAACGAAACGGTCAATACGCTCGGTCAGCCTATCTACGCCAAGCAGGAGCCGCGCAAGTTTGATCGAGGTACCGACTTGCACACGCAGAGCAACCCGCTGCCGATGTGCCATCGCCCCGGCGTGCTGGTCAAGCTGACTATGGCGTGATGGGGCGGCACACGCAGCCCTTCGCCCGCCTGCTCATCAGCACCTTTCTGCACCTGGGTACGCCGGGCATCTACCGGCGTGCTGATGGGGCGGAGGTCGCCACGCACTTCATTGCCAAGACACCAGATGTCGTCGCGTCTTTCGGTGATACCCGACTGGTAATGGCCTCGCACCGCTTCGATCTGCTCGCGCGGGATGTGCCGGATCCGCAGGAAGGGGAGCGTTTCATCCTCGATGGTCAGACCTGGCAGGTGGTGGGTGAACCGCTGGCCGATCGTGACCGGCTGATCTGGACTCTCACCGGAGCACCGGTATGAGGTTGCTGGCAGCCCTTTCCGGAGAACTCAACGAAATGCTGGCCGATGAGGTACGCATTGCCGAGCAGGCCGTGACGCAATCGATCCGTGAAGCCACCGACGGTCTCAAGACCGAGTTGCGCAACCAGATCGCCGGTGCGGGCCTCGGTCAGCGCCTGGCCAACACCTGGCGTGGCGAGGTGTACCCGAAGGGAAAACTGAGCATCAAGGCGGCGGGCCTGGTCTACAGCCGAGCCCCTGAAGTGGTCGGCGCCCACGACCGGGGTGCGACCATCCGCTCCAAGGATGGCTTTTGGCTAGCGATTCCTTTGCCGGCGGCCGGCAAAGGCCCCCGTGGCAAACGCATGACCCCCGGTCTTTGGGAAAAACTCCGTGGCCAGCGCCAGCGCCAGCGCCTGCGCTTCATCTACCGCCGGGGCAAGCCATCGCTCCTCGTCGCTGAAAACCAGCGTGCCCGCCAAGGCCAACGCGGTGGTTTCTCCGTCGCTTCACAAAAAGCCCAAGCCAACGGCAGAGGCCTGGTCACGGTGCCAATGTTCCTGCTGGTGCCGCAAGTCACTTTAAAGAAGAAACTCGACATCGACAGTGCTTCGCGCCGCTGGGTCAGCACCCTGGCCCATCGCATCGCGAATCGCTTTGACGAAGCGGAGCGCCGGTCTGGAGCCAATGCATGAACCAACGACCCAGTCAACGTGAGAGCGCCATCGGCGCGTTGTTTGCCGTGCTTGGCCAGTTGTCATTGGGCACATCCGGAACGATGGTCAAGCGCAACGCCGCCTTGCCCGAGCGGGTGTCGGACCACGCCATGGCCATCCTGCGCGACGGCGAAATGGGCGAGCCGGAGGTGTCGCTCTCACCGCTGACCTACCACTGGCAGCACCAGGTGGCGATCGAACTGTTTGTAGCTGATGCGGATGCCGCTGCGCGCGACGCCCGCATGGATGGCTTGCTCACCGAGCTGTCGATCCTGATCGAAGACGACCGGACCCTTGGCGGCGTCATCGAGTACGCCGAAATAGGCCCGCCGAAATTCGACGAGCTGGCGCCCGACGGCAGCAGTGGCATCAAGGCTTGCTTGCTGCCCGTGGTCCTGCACTACAGCAGCAGTGGCCCACTGAACTGAATCCTATCCCTCAAGGAGAAAACTATGGCCCGTGCCTATGGCGCAAACGCGAGCCTGTTGGCCGCGTTCGAATCCACGTACGGCAGCACACCAGTCGATGGCTACTGGCAGCTGCCCTTTGTGTCCACCTCGCTCGGCTCTGAACAGGGGCTGATCGCCAATGACCTGATCGGCCTGGGGCGTGACCCCAGCGCGCCGATCCGCGATGTGATCAAGGTCGAGGGCGATATGGTCGTGCCGCTGGATGTGCGTTACATCGGCCTGTGGCTCAAGGCCTTGTTGGGCGAGCCCACCTCGGTGGGCACGGGCGTGGTGACCCACACCTTTGCTTCCGGCAAACCGAGCCTGCCCAGCCTCACCCTGGAAACGGGTCTGCCGGACATCCCGGCCTGGTTGGTCGCCTCCGGCGTCATGGTCAACAGCCTGCAGGTGGGCTTTGCCCGCTCGGGAGCTGCGAATGCCACGGTGGGTCTGGTGGCCCAAGGCGAGGTGCGGCGCACCGCTACGCTGGATGACACCCCGGCCACTCGCGAATTGCAGCGCTTCAACCAGTTTCAAGGCCAAATCCTGCGAGAAGGCCAGGCTATGGGCAACGTGGTCTCGGCGCAGCTGACCTATTCCAACAACCTGGAACGCATCGAGACCATCCGCTCGGACGGCAAGATCGACGGCGCCGATCCGACGGTGGCCAGCCTCACCGGCAACCTGGAAGTGCGCTTTGCTGACACCACGCTGATCGATGCCGCCACCAACAACACGCCGCTGGAACTGACCTTCGGCTACGCCATCGATGCCGATCACCGGCTGACCTTCATCGCCCACGAGGTCTATTTACCGAAGCCCAAGCTCTCCATATCCGGCCCTGGTGGCATCCAGGCCACTTTCGAATGGCAAGCCGCCAAGGCCACGAGCGTGGCGCGCATGTTCACCGTCGAACTGGTGAACGACGTTACCTCCTACTGATTTCTCCGAGGTCCCTCATGATCAAACTGAATCCCCCGCGTGAACCGCACTGGATCACGCTGGCCGCCGGCGTGCGCCTGCAGGTTCGTCCCGCCACCACTGCCTTGGTCATGGCCGCGCGCCATGCGGCTTCTAAAGTGGTCGGCACCGACACTGCTGCCGCCGGTGAGCGCACCGCTACCCTCATCACCGAACTGGCCAAGCTGGCCGTGCTGGCCTGGGAAGGCGTGGCCGACGACAAAGGCAAACCCGCTGCCGTCACCCCCGAGGGCGTGGCTGCCTTGATGGAGCATTGGCTCTTGGCCGACGCCTTCGAGCGCGAATACCTCGCTGGCCTCTACGCCCTGGATGCAGAAAAAAACGCCTGAAGGCCCGCACCGCCTGGCACTTCGGTGGCGGGCTCAGCTACTGCAGTGCCTGTCCTGAACCGTGCTCGGAGTGCCCCTACACCATGAACGCACCCGAGAGCCTGGAGGGCTGGCAAGCGGCCAGCGCGATCGACATCTGTGCCAGCCAGTTGCGCATGGCCCAGGGTCGGGTGGTCGGGCTGGATCTGAACGCCTGGATGCTGGCCTGTGAGAGCACGGGGCTGGACAAGGCCACAGCCATTGATCTATTCCCGGCCGTCGAGGCGGGCCTGATGAGCACCTTCGAACAAAACGAATAACCCTGGCAATTGATTTCCTCCCATGGCTGAACGCAACCTCTCCATCCGCCTGTCCGTGGTCGACGGCGGCAAGGTCAAAGCCGAGCTATCCGAGATCGGTGATAAGGGGGAGCGTTCGCTCAAAAAAATCGAGTCAGCGGCCACCCCGGCGTCCAGTGGTCTGAAACTGCTGTCGTCAGCGGCCAACGATGCCAAGTTCCAACTGGAAGCCGCCACCGAACGTCTGGGCCTGTTGGGCTCGGTCCTGGGTAAGTTGGGGCCCGCTGGTCTGATCGCCGGGGCCAGTATCGCTGCGCTCGGTGTGGGCATCACGGCACTGGTCATGCCGGTGGCCCAAGTCGGTGACGAATTCTTCAAGCTCTCGCAAAAGACCGGCGTTTCTGTTGAAGCCCTGACCGCGCTCGACTACGCCGCCAAGCTATCTGATGTCACCACCGAAGGCTTGACCAAGGCCTTGCAAAAGCTGTCGGTGGCGATGTTCGATACCCAGGTCAATGGTGAAGAAGGCAGCGCCGCTCTGAAGGCGCTGGGTGTGTCGACCACCGATGTGCACGGTCAGATTCGCCCGACCGAAGCCGTGCTGCTCGATCTGGCCGAGAAATTTGCCCAGATGCCCGACGGTGCGGACAAGGCAGCGCTCGCCGTCAAACTTTTCGGCAAAGAGGGACTAGCCATTATTCCGTTCCTGAACCAGGGGCGCGAAGGCATTTCGGCGTTGATGGAAGAAGCCCAGCGCCTGGGTCTCGTGATGTCCGAAGACGTGGCTCGTGCTTCCGAGGTCTTCAACGATAACCTGACGCGCCTATCGGCCATCTTCGAAGGCGTGCAGCGCCAGATCGGGGCTGCCA